GATACGGTTTTTACACAAAGAGATATCGCGGTTGAAACTCTTGGATATATGAAATCATTTTGCCAAAAAGATCTTGCAGGATTTTGGGCGCAAATTGCATTAACACCTGGAGCAATGGCCGAAGATAAGAACCTTCCATTTGAGGCACAAATTACAGATTATCTTTTAAAGCTTCATGCTTTTGAACTTGACAAATTAATCTGGAAAGGAAATAAAGTTTCCGGTTCTGGTAACCTTGCGTTCATGAATGGTTTTTGTAAGTTGCTTACAACAGCTGCGGGATGTGTTGATTTAAATCCAACAGCGGTTGCATCTTTAACAGCATCAAATGCATATGATGTATTTTATGCATGTTTCTCAAATACACCGGCGAATGTTGCGGAATCTCAAGATTTCATTTGTTTTTGCGGGCGTGAATCATTTAACTTTTTGTTAAAGAATCTTGTAACTTTGAACTTGTTCAATTACGATCCAACGGCAATCGCTACAATGGATGAGATTTTACTACCAGGAACAAATATGAGAGTTGTTAAAGTAAACGGATTAAATGGTAAAGATAATATCTATACTGGCCGTTCATCTCATTTCGTATTTGGAACTGATTTATCAAGTGATTTCGAATCTTACGATCTTTGGTATTCTTTTGATGATGATTTAATTTATCTTCGTTCAAAATTCAGAGCTGGAGTTCAAGTTCCTTTCTTGAATAACGTTGGAGTATGGAACGGAACAAGTTCGCCAATATAATTTAATTAATAATTAAGGGGATGAAAATTCCCCTTTAACAAAAAAAAGAAAAGAAAATGAGTGCATGTGATATGACAGCGGGATATAATGACCGCACTTGTACAAATGGAAAAGGCGGGATCAAATCCGTTCTACTTTTTCCGCTTGACAATTTAGCAAACAGCGCAATAACGGCGAATGAAATAACAACATTAACCGTAACTGGCGAAACATTTCGATATAAATTGAAATCAAACTTATCGAGTTTTACAGCTCCGATTAAAGTTAACAAAGATAACGGAACGCTATTTTATGAGCAATCTTTATCAATGATCATTGCATCCGATTCAAAAGAATTAAGAAGTGAGATTCACTTATTAGCTCAAAATTTGGTTGTTGCTTTGGTTGAGAACGCGGATGGAACAATTGTTGCCCTTGGTTTCGGCGAAGGATTACAAGTTGCGGATGCGAATGAATATACAAGCGGCGTTCTTAAAGGAGATAGAAAAGGCCATGTAATTGTTTTGAATGGTATGGAAAATGATGAAGTTCCAGATGTTAGCCCGGCAGTTTACGCGGCATTATTAGCACAACAATCGCCATCAATTTAATTAGTTTAGTTTAGTTTAGTATAAAAGGGAAGGGAAAATAAATTCCTTTCCTTTTTTTTTGTTTATATTTACGATATGAAAATAAAAAAAGAGTATATTGGAGCAAAATGTTGGAGTAAATTAACATCAAGATTTTACAAAATTGAAGAAAGCCAAGGCGAATTATATATGAGTTTGGGCATATTTTACATTTATGAAACAGATCAACCAAAATTAATAAAGTATGTTGATAATACAAAGAAGCGGAAGCACTCCGATAGTGGTAACGGTAACGGAATTGACAACAATCCCGGCGCCGAATTATCTATTTGAGTTTATCCACGAACAAAGCTTCAAATCTTATTTTTGCATTTTAACGAATGTAAGCCAAGCAATTTCGCGCTTTGATGAATTTGTTTTGATTGATGGCGTTGATTTGACTTTTGATTATAACGGTTCTTATGTTTATAATATTTACCAACAAACAAGCGCAATAAATTTGGATCCAACATTATCGCAAGGATTGGTTGAAACCGGGCGCGCCGAAGTGGTTGAAGCACCAACAACAAATAATTTTTATGAATCGCCAATAACTTTTGAAATATATGAATAACGACAAAATCAAAATGACATCTTTATCTTTTCGAAAAGATTTCATGCTACCAGAAGAAGAAAAAGATCGCGCCCTTGGATTTGTAAAGTGGGGAAAGAAAAATGATTATCCTTATTTTTTAATAGATTTATATAATGGCAGCGCTTGGCATCAAGGAATTATCAAAACAAAAACTTTTTATATTGCCGGCAATGGCCTTGAAGCGGTATCCGGAAACATGGATGAATTTATCCGCAACCAATATTCCGCGTTTGATATGAATGAAATTGCCGAACAAATGGCTTTTGATTTTGAGATGTTCGGGGGTTTTTGTGTTAAAGGTACTTGGAACCGCGAAGGAACTCGCGTTGCTTTGTGGGAATATTTGGATGTTGATCGCATTCGAATGAGCGAAGATGAAAAGACTTATTACATCTCGGATGATTGGAGCGCAATGCAACAATCTTCGGAAAAAACTAACTTAAGAATGTTCCCCGCCCTGGATGAAAATAACCGGGTTGGCCAATTTGTTCTTTATTATAAGGAACCGGCAAAGAAATCTCGCAAAGAAAAAGGAATTTATCCGAAGCCAACTTATCAAGGGGGTTTGACAGCGATTCAAACCGATGTTGATATTGCTAAATTTCACATGTACGAATTGCAAAATGGATTCAAATCCGGTACCTTAATAAATATGCCAAGCGGATTCCCGGAATCAAGCGAAGAGCTGCGAAGGATTACGGATTCAATTAAAGGCCGCACGCAATCCGTTGAAGATGCCGGGGAAATAATTATAACCTTTTCCGATGGCGCGGATTTAGCCCCAAGCGTTCAACAATTAAACGGCAATGATCTTGATAAGCGTTATTCAGTAACCGCGGCATCCGTTCACCAAAATATATTGGTTGCTCATAGTGTAACCGCGCCAACATTGTTTGGAGTTATTCAAACCGGTTCGTTTAATGCTGCGGAAAGTGCGGATTTATTTGAGATATTTAAAACAACTTACGTTTCCGCAAGGCAAAAACGCATTGAATGGATGATTAATTACATGGCAAAGCTTGGCGGTTATGTTGGAAGCGTAAAGTTAACCGATGTTATGCCATTACTTATTAAAGAAACCGATGCAAATGCAGTTCTTGATTCAACAAATCCAGGCGTTGTGGATGTTGCTGCGGTTAATGTTTCAAAATGCAAACATGATTCATTTTCAAATGAAGAAATAAAGATATTTGAAGAGTTTGGAGAAAGCAAAGATGATTATATTGTTTTGGGAACCGTTCCAATTGAATGGAATACTCCGCATGATGAAGTAATGAAAAGGCATGATCAATTATTTGATAAGATTGGAGAAATAACTTTAACTCCAGGCGGTAAGGGAAAGTAACTGGGGTTGGCGAAACCCCGGAATTTGAAATTCGCTACTCATATCGAACCCGCCCCGATGTGCCACCGGTTAAAACCGAAACAAGGGCGTTTTGTGAAAAATTGCTTGAATTAAATCGAATCTTTACTCGCGAAGATATTAATGCAATTTCATCCAGGGTTGATCGCGATGTTTGGAAATACAAAGGCGGTTGGTACACAAATCCGGAAACTGGAGTTACAACTCCATTTTGTCGCCATGAATGGGTTCAACAAATTACAATAAAAAGGCCATCGGTTGAAACAGCCCCGGAAGCTCCATTAATTGAAGTTGGCGAAATAAAAATAAAAACAATTAAAGAAGGACGTGAATTCGCGAAAAAAGTAATTGAAGAAGCGCTTGGAGTTAAGGTTTCAAAACTTTCAATTGCAAGGGACATGACACCGGCAAGGATTCAAAAATATATGGAATCAGTTGTCAAAATAAAAAATGAATATAATTTGGATCAAGAAATTTCTGATGAAATTAAATTGACATTAAATTCAACCGGAGGAAATTACGGATTTGTTAAGCCTGGACGTAGATCAATGACAAAAGGTGGTGGAATTGAAATAATTGAAATAAATCTTGGCAATAGAACGAATTCATTTATTGCTCGTGATCCAAAACTTCGAGTTGTTGAAAAAAATGGTCGTCTTATAAACGCGCCAAAATCTTCTGTTGATGAAAAAAATCTTGAACTTGCAACCGCCGTTCATGAAATGGGACATGTTATGGCTTGGAATTATTCAAAAACACCGAATGTTCAAAATTATTTTAGTAAATTAAAAGAGATTAGAACCGAATATTTTAAAGAAATTAATGATTTATTAAAAAATAAAAAAATAAATGAACTAAATAAAGTGTATCTTGGCGAATATGCAAACAAAAATATTGACGAATTTCACGCTGAATGTTGGACGGAGTATCGATTGAATTCTAATCCGTCAAAATATGCTAAAATAGTTGGTGAATTAATAGATAAAAACTTTAAAAAATAAAAAAAAATGACCGAAACAATTGATTTGATATGCAATCGATGCAAAAATACGAATCCATATCGCGCTGGATGTGAAGCGTTTCCCGAAGATATTCCGATTGAAATACTTTTGACAAACGAACATTCAATACCATTACCAGGACAAAAAAATAATATTGTTTTTGAACCAATAATTGAACCAATAATTGAAGAAAAATTATGAATTACTTACTTTCCGTTGACAATCTTAAAAAACTTGGCCTTATTCATATGAATACGGACACTAAATTACTCGCGGTTGCTATTAAAAGAAGCCAGGATATACAATTACAACCGGCATTAACAACTCCGTTATTCAAAGCGCTGTTATTGCGCGTAAATACAAACACCTGGACACAACCGTACTTGGATTTAATGAATGATTTTGTAACGCCTTGCTTGGTTGCATTTGTTGATTACAGATGCGCGCTTTTATTGAATGAGAAATTAACCAATAAATCCGTTGGAAGGATTCAAGATGAGAATCAAACACCGAATACAGATGCCGAAACAAGCGCTTTGCGGGATCAATTAAGAAAAGATGCATATTTCTACAAAGAAAGATTAATCGTTCATTTAAGAGCGGATAATGGAACTTTATATCCTGAATATAATCAATCATCTTCAAGCCCTGGAGCTTGTTCCGAAGATATGCTTGCGGATCGTTCCGGTTATACTCCAATAAATTTTATTATATGAAGTTTAAAGCATCAAAGAAACAAATTGAACAGCTTAAAAAATACTTAAATAATTATGGAAAAAACATTAAACCAACTACGGAAGGAGTTCGAGTTGATCGCAACCGAACACCGGCAAATTAACTCCTTTTTCTTTGGAGAATTTTTGGATGCTGTTTCCCGGGATGCCGTAACTTATCCAATGATGGTTGTTTCATTACAACCTTCGCAAATTGGCGATTTCAATGTTGGCATAAATGCCATAATTACAATATGCGATAAATACAACCAATCCGATTACGATCAAATAAATGAAATTCATTCTGATTGCATTTCCATTTGTAAGGATATACATACAACTTTCAAGCAATGGCGCTTTGATGAGTTCCTTGATATTGAAGGAACAATCGGAACAACTCCATTCATTAACCGTAGCCAAGATATGACGGCCGGATGGACGATGGAATTGGCCGTAAACATATACGATACGGAGAATTGGTGCAACATTCCGTTTGATAATTATGATTTTAAGAACAATTAAACATAATAGATATGATTCATCTAAAAATTTGGAGCGTTTTATTCTTTGTTTTTGGTTATATTACAACCGGCGTTTTATTTTTTGAAGATGCATTATATTTAAAAATGGTTGGATTAACGTTCAATGCATATTTAAATTTTATATTAATTGAACAATTGATTGAAGAATGAAAGCACAATTAGCAATATTATTATTAAGCATCCAATCCAATTTATTAACCTTGATTAGCATTATAACCGCGTTTTTTATGCCAATATCTGGCATTATTTTTCTTGTTGGGTTTTTAATCCTTATCGATACAATTACTGGAGTTTGGAAAGCTAAAAAATTAAAGCAACCAATTACATCGCGGAAGCTTTCCGCTATTGTTTCAAAATTAGCATTATATGAGTGCGCTGTTATCATGTTGTATTTGATTGATTACTGGATCCTGGATGCAATTGTTTTAAAATTCTTTTCCATTCCTTTATTGGTTACCAAAATAACAGCATTAACGCTTTGCAGCATCGAGTTAATTTCCATTTCAGAGAATTACAAGATAATCTACGGATTGAATATTTGGGATAGCTTGAAGAATCTATTAAAAAGGGGCGCTGAATTAAAAGATGATGTTGATAAAATAAAAAAATAAGATGTATTCAAAAGAACAAATTGAAAAGGCCGTAAAATCGCAAGGATATGTTTGGTTTAATGGTGCAAAAGATTACGATGTTAATATTGTTGGAGTTCGCAACGCAACACCAGGGCAAAAAGTTACAAATCTGTTTGATGATAAATTAACTTTGTCTTATAAGGTTGGCGGCGAATGGTTCTTTCATGAAT